GCCGCAAGTTGAGCGTTGATGCTGATGTTGGAAGAGCCATCGAAGTTAGCACTGCCAGTCACATCGCCGGAAAGGGCAATGCTACGGGCTGTAGTTAGCTTGTCAGCATTGGGGTGGTAGTTGTCATCAAAGTAACGAGTCCAACCCGTCCACGCACCGCTATAGCGGTTTCTGCTAAACATTGCACTTGAAGCATACGGGATAGCAAACTGCGTCATGTTACCACTACCATCTTTCGAGTTATACTCAAAAGAAAACGGGTGGTAGTACCCTGATATGCCAGGTCCGTTAGTGGCAGTACCGAGCAAGAGTGTGTAGCCGTTGCCAGAGCGAGCGTTTGAAACGTCATTCCAGTCTGTTGTTCCAGCAGTGGTCTTAGCACCAAACCCGCCGTAAACCTGACCTGCGTTTAGGTAAAGGTCTCCTGTTATAGTATCACCAGTGACAGTCACAAAGCGGCTATCAGCTTCTGCCTCAGTGTAGTAACGACCATCAAGATCAACGGAAGCTAGGCCAGTAACGTGACCATACGTATCCAGCGTCACATCTTGGATAACAACACCATTGGAGTTATTCACAGAAGCTTGAGTAGAAGTATCAGCGTGAGAGAGTGTTACGTTACCTGTACCGCCACCCGTAAGACCTGCCCCAGCGGTGATAGTTTGATCCGCAGTAGCACCTGCTTCAATGCCATCAAGCTTCGCACCATCAGCAGCAACGTCACGCCCATCTACAGTGCCGCCTACCGTAACGTTACCCGACAGGTTAATGTTAGGCACGTTAAGCGTGTCTGTAGCACCATTGATAGTGAACCAAGTGGAGGTATAAGGCGTAACGTTATTATCATGCCACAACACAGGGTAGGTGCCTGTGAAGGTATCTGTGCTGGCCGGATCAAACTTAGTTACAGAACCATTTGTGAGCTTTGTGTCGATCTCACTCTCAGTATAGTAGCGATCATCGTGGTTATGCGTGTCATAAGCAGACTTAAAAGCTGCAACATCTACACCATCTACAGTACCTGTAAGCGTAAGATTGCCAGTAATGTCAAGACTACCAGACATGCTATCGCCCGTAGCATTAACGTAGCGACCATCAGTGTATGCCGTGTCAAGCGATAGCGTTCTGTTCACACCAATAGAGCCACCACCAGTAAGACCAGTGCCAGCACTAATAGTAGTCGTATCATCTGCCTTAGCATCAAGTGCAGCTTGCAAGCCATCCACGTTAGAGATCACGTGATTATGGCTATCATCTGTAACTGCAGCAGTAAGCGTTACGTTAGCAGAACCATCAATGCTAACGCTACCAGTGAGATCACCACCAAGGGTAATAGTACGTGCTGCAGCCCACTTGCTTGCCGTAGAAGCATTGCCAGAGAGTGCACCGTGGAATGTGTTAGCTTCAATGTCTGCCAGCGAGAACGAAGCATGAGTAGTATCAATGTAAGGAGAAGCATCAGGTTCAGGTGTGTAGCCATCATACGCTTTAAAGCGACCATCCGTAGCATCACGGAAAAAGCCAGCATGTGCATACGTGCCATCATTGTAGTTACCCGACCAACCCAAATCAGGATTTACCGTACTTCCACCCTCATTCAGGTAGATCATGTTGTCAGAAATGGCAAGCTCTGTAGCGTTGATCGTTACAGTAGTGCCAGTGACAGTAAGATCACCAGTGACAGTCAAGTTACCAGAGATGGTGTCACCACCCTTAAGCACAAAGTCAGATGCTTGGAGGCCATCAAGAAGGTCTGCATCAACGCCACTACCTGCACCATCATTAACTTTGACAGTGTTCATCAAGGCAGTAGTCGGAGCAACATTACCTGCAGCATCCAAGTAAACAGCTTTGTCAGCAGGGTAAGTAATGAATACTTCTTTCTCACCTGCTTGGAAGTTAATAAGGCTGAGACCGTTGGAAGTCTCAAGCACAGTGTTACGGCTTAGGGTGTTACCAGTAGAGTTATACGTACCAAGGCCAACCTCAAACTCACCCGTGCCGAGATCAACGATAGCATAGTAAGTAGTATCACCATTGGTGAGTGTCGAAGAAAACGTTTGGAAGCCATCTACTGCACCAGCAAGAGCCATAGCCCCAGTGCCCGTAGTAGTAGAAGTCTCTTTTACTCTGTCTTTAACGACAAGTGCCATTGGTGATACTCACTATTATTATGCAATGCGGATGATAGCAGTCGTAGCCGAAGCAGCAGGGAACTGAATGGTAAAGTCACCGTTAGTCGAAGTCTTCGTGCCACCAAAGTCAATAACCGCAATAGCTCGGTTGCCCTTAGATGCATTATACAGAATGCAACCATCAGCAGAAACAGTAGCAGTAACGATTACTTCATCAGCAAAGTCAACAAAAGCAGTCGAACCACTCAGCGTAATAGTAGCAGAGTCCAAGGCTTGACCACCAGCAACATAACCAGTGCCAACAGCTTCGTCGGTGTTACCAGTTACGTTAGAGTAGTTCGTAGTAGAAGCACCGTAAGAACCAGTAGGCGAAGCTTTGATAAGAGCCAGCTTAATGGTATCAGTGTCTAGGTCGTGGATACCACCAAGCAGTTCTTGCTTGAAGGTATTGCAAAGAGCCGTAGTGATAGCCATTTGAAGAATCCTTTACAGAAGGCACAAAGGGGCCAGCACAAGGCCAGCCCCTAAGTGTTGCCTATTAGGCAGCGTTGTAGTTTGCGGTCACGAGAGCCTCAGGACGCAGAATCTTGCGGCCATAGAGGTGCATACCACGAACAACGTCAGCAAAGTTCGTCTGCGAGCGGAACGACTCAACCTTGTTGATCTGCTCTGCGGTTGCGACAGCCGAGTCATGACCTGCGACGATAACGCCGTAGTTCGTGGACTGAGCAGCAGCACCCGAAGTACCCGAACCAGTGCCGACCTGAACGGTGTTGTTCGAGACATACACACGGAAGCCATGCAGGTTGTTCAGCACGAGACCGTTCTGGAGGCCAGCGCCACCGAAGTCTGCGTTGAGAACACGGGAGTCTTCGTCCTTGAGCATTTCAACGAACACCGGATCGACCACGAGCCAACGGCCACGGGTATCCACGTTACGCTGGTCAAGCAGACGGCCCATACGTGCAATCACCTGAAGCGGAGATGCAGTCGTAGCCGAAGCTGCAGTGGCACCACCGAAGCGGGGAGCAACCGGGATCGAATCACCAACGGAGCCAGCAGTCGTGATGTTGCCAAACGAAGTGATGTCGAGCTTGTTAGCTGCGAGCAGTTCGTCAGCGCCAGCAGCGGAGTCTGCCTTGGTGCCGTTGGGTGCGGTGCGAACCGAACCGTCAGCATTGTAGCCGCAGAGGTAAGCAAGCACTTCGAGGTCGTAGGTGTCAGCAAGACGGTAGCCAGCACGATCCGTTGCCATCTTCATGAAGTCCACGTGCGAGTGTGCTTCTTCGATGTCATCAAG